ACTGTTGCTTTTAAAGATGGACTAGAAGTTGTCAATCGCAAACCCGGACAGCAGCCATGGATATATACTCTCAATAAAGAAGACTATTCTGTAAGTCCCATCAAAGATTTGGCATTTACCTACACGCGACGTGGAAGTACTGCAAAGAGCCTAGTCCCGTTCTTGCTCGAGAAGAAATTCGAGGGCGAGGTTGATGCCTACTGGTTAATCTATAATCAACGTACTGGTGATTTTATCAAGAACGTTAAAGTTATTTTAGAAAAACCAAGAGAGGTAACATACAGACATGGCAATCATGAGTGGTGTAGAGTATTAAGACCATTCCAAACAACTGAAGACATCCAGCCAGGCTTGTGTGGAAGTCCTGTTGTGGCCAGCTCAGGCTGCATTATAGGTATTTTTGTGGCAGGCCAAGTAGGATCGAGTTTCGGTGGTTACAAAACAGGTTATGTCCAGGAAATGGAAGTTAGTGACTTTGACAAGTTTGAAGAGGAAATGAAACCAAATGGTTATCTTCCTTTACTACCTAAAACTGGAGTTATCGCAGAAACTATGCGGAACGAGGTTGTTCAATTAACAGACGCTCCTCATCCTAGGTGCTCAATTAATTTTGCACCTCCAGGAAATTCCGTAGAATTACATGGCTTTATTGACAAGAAAAATAGTGATAGGTCTACAGTAACCCCAAATAGATACGGACAATTCTGGACCAAATTTATGGGGATTAGACCTACACATGGACCTGTGGCCATGAAGATGAGGGAATCTGTATCAAAGATAGCTCCCTTGGCCTCAGCGAACACGAAGTCTATGAAGAGGGAATACCTAGCAGTTGCTGCTGATGTGTTTCTGGGTCCTTACATGCAAGACCCTACACTGCTTACTCGCTTGGCTGAAGAGGACCATGTCGATATTCTAACGCCCCTCACTGAAAGCGAATGCTGGTCAGGTATCGAGGGAACTGTTGTAAACGGAGTAAAAATGGGTGCTGGCGCCGGAGATGGCGAAAAGAAAGCCGATCTAGCTATTCGCCTACCCAATGGAGCAGTGGTATCCAAGCCGTATATCAAAGAGAGGTTTCTATGCTTTGAAGTTGCAATGAATAACGGAGAAGCGAGCGGAGAAGCGCTCAAAGGGACTCTCAAGAATGAGACTAAAACAGTCAAGTTTACAGGAGACGGAGAGCCAATTGCTAGGATTTTTACTGTTGTGGGACTCATCCTGCAGTTCGGAGAAAGAAAATGGTTCGGCAAGTTGATGGCCTATATGACCAAAATATCTGTTAAGTTTTCCAATGTTATCGGTTACGACACATATGGAGAAGAATGGCAAGATATATTCGCCCCTTTCTACAAAAAAGGGAGATTGGAACATAGTTTCGATTTCGATTTTAAGAGTTGGGACGCGAGTCAAAACCCCGACCTAAAGACGGCCGAGTGGTTAGTATTTGAAAAACTGCTAAATACCCTCGGTTATGATCCGGAAGATATTAGGTTTATGCGCAACATATACTCGGATGTCTTGCATGCTATATTGAATGTGGACGGAGCTTATGTAACGTGGCCTAACTTTTTTGGTTCTGGCTTGCCTAGTACCGCAATTGGAAACAGCATCAGGTCAGTGATGCTCATTCTTTACAGCATTATTAAGTGCTGTGTAGACAGTAACGTCGAATGTCCACGAGACTTGCTAACATCACAAACAGTTGTGTTGCGTTCTCTAGGAGATGACGTGTGTGGCAATATGGACCCTAGTTTCGCTAGTGAAATTGGGTGGTCCCCAGCGCGCTGCGCCGAGATTCTTGATGAGATCGGTGTAGTGGTCACATCTTCTGATAAGACTGACAAAATTGAATGGTGTCACACAAACGAAATACGATTTCTTAAAACTCTATTGGCGTACAATGCTGAGCTTAAGAGAACGTACGGAGTAAGAGGATTATTGTCCACTGCCAAGAGTGCTCTCTATCACGAGCCATCAGCTATCGGAGTAATGATGCAAAATATTCAACTCGCAGAACAAATCCTTCACCAGGCAATGTATGTGGGAAGAGAATACTTTAATCTGCTCCAGCAAGGTGGTTCAATTATGACGCCCGATGGTCTGTTTGAGTGTAAAGGGATGATTGCCATGTTCGAAGCAATGAACCAAACGCCCAAGAGTGAGATTTTAAAAACTTACGACCAGAGGATTGAAGAGTACAAAGAAAGACTGTTGCAGGCAGGAGTCCGAGACGTGGACGCCGAACCTGCCAGTGAGCCGCTAGGTAATAAAAATGCTGCAGAACTATTGTTGAGTGAGTACCTTAAAGCTCCCTTATATAAACCTACCATGCCTAAATACGAAATAGATTCAATTGAAGGTATGAGTGAGGAAGAGGGAGTCAATGTGGAGGAATCAGAAGTAGTTGCAGCAACTGCACCGCAGACCTCGGTTGTTTCAAAAGAAATGGACATTCCGGTGACTAATGTCATGTCGCGAGCTAGATACTTGGACCGCGAAGTAGACATCGCAAAACTTAAGATCGAGGTAGATACCCAGTTTGT